GATGTAGATACGTTACTTAGTACGATTAAACTTGCTGAAACCTCTAGTATACAATCAACCTACCAAGGATTTACGTTTGCTATAGTAGAGAAACCATTCAATAGTAATCTAAATCAAAAGATTGGACAAGCTAAAAATAGTCAAGGAATTGTACTGTTACAGACAGAACCATCATTCACACAAGACCCTCAGGTACTTATTGAGGAACTAAAATTAATAATAAACAGAGATAATCTAAAAGCTAATTAAGAAATATTTATAAAAAATGGATATCAAGACATTAAAAAAACTTATCAAAGAAACTGTAAAAGAAGCGATTCAAGAAGAATTGAAAGACGTTTTGTTGGAAGCTTTAAAGGCTCCTAAGACAGTTCCTGTAGGTGTAGGCGGTTATGGACAAGTAACAGAAACTTTTGTACAACCACAAGTACAACCAATCCCAACAGCACCTGCTATCAACACTAGAGAAAAATATGCATCACTACTCAACGGTATGGTGGATGGTAGAAATGGAAACCTAAATATGACTTCTAACGATGCAATGACATTCGGTGGAGCTCAAGAATTTATACCACGTCCGGTAAATACAGCCGGAGAAGGTTCTTCATTACCTCCAGGAGAAGTAAACTTAAACCAAATAATGGGCTTAATGTCTAAGAAGTAATGGCGTTTGGTGCAAAGAAAATATTCCCAATAGATAGAAAACCTAGCGTTGCAGTAGGGGTGAGTGTACCCTTTACAGCACCGGGAGTATTCTCTTCAACCTATACAACTAGAGAAGCAATTAAAAATAACCTTATTAATTTCTTCCTAACAGGAACAGGGGAAAGATATCTAAACCCACTCTTTGGAGCAGGACTACAGACTTATATCTTTGAACAGCTAACCACAAATACAGAGACTGCTTTAGAACAAGATATACAAACTATAATAAGTGAGTACTTTCCTAGCGTTACTATTACAAACTTACAGATTACAGGAACTCCTGATAAACAACAAATCTACGTACAGATGAGCTACACAATAGCTGATACCGGAACTGTAGATACTATAGAAATAGGATTTAACTAAAATGGCAATAAACAGAGATATAAAATACCTAAATAAGGACTTTAGTACATTAAGGACCTCCTTAATCGATTATGCTAAAACTTATTTTCCTACAACCTATAATGACTTTAGTCCATCATCACCAGGTATGATGTTTATGGAAATGGCTGCATACGTAGGAGATGTAATGTCATTTTACTTAGATAACCAGATACAGGAAACTTATTTACAGTACGCTAGACAGACAGATAATTTATTTGAATTATCTTATATGTTTGGATACAAACCAAATGTTACTGGTGTTGCTACAACTACCATTGATATTTACCAACAAGTACCTTCTAAATTATCCGGAAGTGTTTACATACCTGATTTTGATTATGCTTTATTAATTGCAGAAAATGCACAAATAACAGCAAACAATAACTCTGGGATTACTTTCTTAATACAAGATAGTATTGACTTTTCAGTATCATCTTCACAAGACCCAACCGAAGTAACAATCTTTCAAACAGCAGGAACTAACCCTGTTAGCTACCTATTGAAGAAAAGCAGACAAGCAATCTCTGCAACGATTAATACAACAACTTTCAATTTTGGATCACCAGTACAATTCGATACAGTCACTATTAACGACGGTAGTATTGTAGGAATATTAGATATTATTGAT